ACGAATCCAATTAAAATTAAAAGGACTGAGTCCGATACAATATCGGAAGCAGTCCTTTAAATAACAGTCTAACTTTTTGGGGTCAGATCACCACCTCACTTTTTAAGCCAAATTGTTTCATTAACGCCTTTTATTCGTGCTAAGTATCTGTAGTACGAAAATATAATTCAGAAAATTCATTAAACGCATAAAACAGCCCACACAAATTACCGCACTTTTCAAACTAAATTAGTTTATTAACGTCTTTTATTCGCGCAACAAGTTGCACGCTACGTTGAGATCGTGATGTGTCTTTTGATAAATGAAAATATAACCCACTAAATTGATTAAATGCATAAAAACACCCATCAAAACCACCGAACTTTTTGTGAATAAACCTTTTATTCATGCTTATTATTCGCACAATGCGTTGGATGCAGTGATAGTTTGATGTCATGTGTTTATGGCAAGCGTGTTTTGTGATTTTGTGCTTTTTAAATACAAAGTAAAAGGGCATAATAGCGTTCCTTTTTAGACATCATCTGTATTTTAGGAGGAAAAATGAACATTTTGTTATTAGACGGTGGAAAAGATTTTGGTCATTCCCATGGCAAGCTGAATCATACGCTTCAACAAAAGGCGAAAGAGGTATTGACTGCGCTGGGGCATCATGTCAAAGAAACGGTGATTGATGCCGGGTATGATATTGAAACGGAAGTTGAAAAATTTGTCTGGATGGATGCCGTGATTTGGCAGATGCCCGGTTGGTGGATGCATGAGCCATGGACAGTGAAAAAATATATCGATGAAGTATTGACCAGTGGACATGGCAAACTCTATCAAAGTGACGGTCGCCACCGTGTCAACCCAAATGAGGGATATGGCACTGGAGGCTTGTTACAGGGCAAAAAACATATGCTTTCGCTCACTTGGAATGCACCACTTGAAGCATTTACTCGCGAAGGCGATTTTTTCGAAGGCAAAGGTGTAGATGCGCTATATATGCATTTTCATAAACTCAATGAATTCCTTGGTATGAGTCGCTTACCAACATTTTTATGTACTGATGTGATTAAAAATCCACAGGTAGAAAAATATTTGGCAGACTACCAAGCTCACTTGGAAAACGTGTTTGGTTAATGCGTTCTTGTAGGCAGATCATTGTTGTCTGTCTTTCGTTCGATGAGAGAATCTCTCTCAATAAAAAAAGTAACCCTGATTTCTCAGGGTTACAAGCCGTTTAAATTTGAAAATGCAGGTTTTTATTCCCACTCGATTATTAACTCAGAAGATAACATATTGAAATAGAAAGGAGTAAAGATAACGCTATTTGGTTTTTACCGTCATTTTTACCGTCAGTAGAAAGAAGTGCTTTTATGTGCGTTCGGCTAGCCAATTATCAATGTCAGATTTGCGCCATGCTACACGACTCATAGACGCTTTTACGCTTTTTGGAAATGTTCCGCTTTTCATCATACGCCAAATTGTTGTGTGGTTCAAGGTGGTAATTTCAATCACTTGAGCTTTGCTTAATAATGCCGGTTGTTGTTCCATTATATCTATCCTTTCAATATGTCGGGCACTTCAATTACTTTTAACTGTTCGGGTTTTACATTCTTGTATTTAATCCAATATTGGACGATTTCTAATGCTTCGCCTTGTGTGACCGTGTGCTTTGATTTTCGTACTACAGTCCATTCACGCTTAAATTCGCACTCAATAACGATATATCGCTTGCCGTCCATTACTTGTAATTCGTTTCTAAAAAACATTTACAGCACCTCTTTTCATAAGCCAAAGCCTTATATTCCAAAGCATTTTTCTTTCTTTTACGGTAAGCCCTGATAATTGGTCTATCCACATTGCCAAATAAAACAATCCAAAACCAAAAACAAACATCCAAAACATTGTGTCATCCATATTTACTCCAATAAAAAACCGCCCTTGTGGGCGGTTTTTATGTTGTATTAAAGCTAATATTACATAATCAGTTGATCAATTATTCCATCTAGTTTTTTATGAATATCAATGATTGATTCAGAATCTAACTTATAACTTCTGTTTTTGTATCTTAACTCATAATTGATTTCATGCAACATTGATGGCAGAGGAATTACAATACACTCGCTATCATCTAATAGCCGTTTAAATTTTGCTAAGGCTACGCGGTACTTTTCTAACATAGAGCCAGGTTTAGCGTGATCGCCCTTGAATTTTTGTACTTCAAAATCTACAGCAGCATAGTAATGAACAAGGTTATACAAATGAGAACTTATTTCATTACTTGATGACTTTTTAATGTCTATTAACATATTTTATTCCATGTTTGTTTTTTTGGTGAACGTATCAAGTTTTTTCCTTTAGGTCAACTATCTATGTTAGACCCCTTTCATGATAAGATCGACTCATAATTACTTATGATACGACAATCTAGTTCACCCCCACAGATTGTTAATAGTTATATCCGTAACCTACGCCCGCGCTAAAGTCGGAGCGACTATTGTCGGAAACAGATAGCTTAATTGTATGTTTCGCATTTTCGGAGTTGTGCGACCAACCGACCGCGTAACCCGTCTCACCGCGATAAGCACCGACCGCAACCGCAATTTGGGATTTACCCGCTTGGTATGCTTGCGGCAGATTCGCGATTGCCGTAACGCCCGCAATGCCGGCACGTAATTTTTTATCCGCGTGGCGGATTTTGCCATCAAGTGTATTAATGCGATCCACGTTGGCTGATACCGCACTTTGTAAATTATCGATACGCACATGAGCGCGGTTAATTTTCGCCGATTTAGTACATTTTTTTATCTCCGCTAATCTGTTGTAATATTTCGCCTATTTTTTCTGTGACTTTAAACGGTCGGTCATTACACCAAATAAATGTTATTTCCTTTCCGTCGTTTTCCGCAGCAGAAAACATCTTAATTTCGTCCACATTAAGATAAACCGTTCCAATAAAGTCAGTAGGACTTACTCTTATAAATTTAGCCATTTTTACTCCTTTTTAATTCAAAAAGGTATGTCATCATCAAAATTATCCGCACCTTGCTGTGTCTGCGGTTGTTTTGTGCCGTTTTTAGTATTAGTGTAAGCATTGCTGGCGGACGACTTATCTTGATTATCACCGGTTTGCCGGCTATCAAGCATTTGCAGCACATCACCTTGGATTTCGGTTGTGTAGCGATCTTGCCCGTTTTGGTCTTGCCATTTGCGAGTTCTTAAACGCCCTTCAACATAGACTTTTGAGCCTTTGCGTAGGTATTCGCCTGCCACTTCCGCCTGACGACGATAGAACACAATAGAGTGCCATTCGGTCACTTCGCGGCGTTCACCGGTGTTTTTATCATTCCAGCTTTCACTTGTAGCCACGCTGATTTTCGCCACGGCATCGCCATTTGGCATGGTACGGACATCAGGGTCGTTGCCCAAGTTGCCGACAATAATTACTTTGTTTATTCCTGCCATGTTTCACCTACATTAAATTAAGTACATAATCGTTATACATTAGATTGTATTCATCAATTAGATCGGGGTGTTTTTCTTGGAGGTATTTAATTGACATATCATATACGCTGGATAATTCCTCTTTACTTTTACCCTCTAATTTTTGTTTGAGTTTTACCACAACGGCCGAGTAGTCACCCTGCGTATAATTCGAACTCGGCGGCGTTGATTCACTGGAGCGCTCTTGATATTCTGACTTTACTGGCTCAGCACCACTTTCTAGCCACTTAACAAGCTCTTTCCCGGTATCTTCAGACAATCTAAATGGATCAGCATCGGGCGGAAACAATCCTGTACGGTCTTTACTCGGTTTTACAAAATTGCCATCGTGAACCAAATCAAGAACTGTCGTAAACTCATATTCAATACCATCACGCTGTTCTGTTTTCATCCCAAGTTTTTGGACCTGCTTACGCCCATTCACATCAACTTGCGCTGTTTCCGTTTTACTTCGCGCGGTCACAATAATGTTAGCTGGACAAGCGAGTAAACTATCGATAAATGCTCGGTGGCGTGGTGTTGTCTCATTCCACGCGCTCCATGTATTACCACGGTACTTAGCATTGGCTATTTTGTCATTAATTTCCAAGCATCCGCCAACCCCAGACCATTCGTGCGTGATACTATCTATAATTACAACTGAATAACCATTATCTACTGCTAAATTTACCGCCTCCTTATATCGCTCCGGAGAATAAGGTGGATCTAATTCAAGAACATCAAAATCAACCAAATGAGAATAAAGCGCCGCACTTCCTTTTTCGGTGTCGATAACAGCAATCTTCCCACCAAGTCCCTTAGCAACAAGTAGAGCACCATAAGTTTTCCCTGCACCACTTGGACCCGTTAAAGCTAATCTTAATTTTGATTTTTTGCGTTCAGCTTTCTGAAATTTCATTCCATCACCCCATAAAATTCATGCGCTTGTAAATTTGGCGAGTGCGCTCAACGTCTTTAGCGCAATATTCCGCCACCTCGGCAATCTTGCCGTCTTGGACGTATTGCCACACTTTCGATCCATCAATATCGCCTTTTTGCTCAACGCCAAGCACCTTACAAAGTTTATCGAGTGATACCGTATTGCCGTAGCCAGCCCATTCCGTCATCGTGTCGTAAGTATTTTGGCGTGTTGCCGTATAATAAGGTTTTACACCATTAATGACGGAGCGCTGAAAAATAAATCGGTCGTCAAATTTCGTGATGTTATGCCCAATAAATTGAGGCACTTCCTTGGATTTACTGGCGTGCTCACGCAAATAATCATTAAAGCGAGTTAAAATATCTACCTCACGATTCGGAGCTTGCCAATCATCACAATAAAACACCACAGGGTCTTCATCGTTGATCGCAACACCAATCGACACAATCTCACCGAAAGCGCCATCAAGAGACGTTTTATTCACCGCATCGCCCTTGTTTTCTTCCAACCATTTTGCAATGGATTCTTCGTTTTTGTAGTTACCAGGAGCTTTTAAGTTCTCACACACATATGATTTCAATTCATCGTTTTGTGTCGGGATTGTTTCAATGTCGATATAAATTTTCATAGTTAACCTCAAAATGGTATTGGATTTTCTTTTACTTGCTGGATTAATTCTTGCAATTCTTCCGGTGTAATTCGCTCTTGCCAAAGCCAGTTTTTAATCGCATTTAGCAATTCGGCTTTACTTTCAATTCGTTCACTCACTTTCACGCTCTCCTATAGCAACCACTTTTCCAATATTCGCAATCATCATCGATGTCTTGCGTGTCATCATCGTCAAAATCATCGCTCTGCGGTTGCGTCTCAAATTGTTCGTAATAATCGTCAGGATTATCAAAATCCCATACAGAGCCTCGTCTAATTTTTGCCATTGCGTTTTTCCTGCGCCGCTCCGATATAAACCAATAAACCTCTTACACCTCGGCGTTTTATGTTTTTATTCTCTCTATCTACCCATAACCCTGTGGACGGGTAAAAATCCACAACCTTTCCACTGTAAGAAACAACAAGATGAAATCCTGCATTGTGTTTTACGAAAGGAATATTTAAGCATTCCAATAGTTGTGTGCTTCTTTTTAAATTAAACTTTCTCTTTTCTTTTCGAGCTTTCGTAAGCTCTCGGAATGCCTCACCCATATCACCCATTTTCTTTACCCTTTCTTTGATTTAACTCAGCTTGTTTTCTGACGGTCTGTTTCTCAAGATATTCTTGAGCTTCCGCGCTCAAATTCGGCGGTGCATCGCCAAATTCTGAAGCCCATTCAGCCTTTGCCTTACGCTCCCACTCCAGGGAGATTTGCTCGCTTACATCATTGTTGTAATAATCAGTAGCGCTTGTGTGTTGTGTTTTTATTGATAGTGCTGCCGACATATACAGCATCCATATCAAACCTAAAACTGCGATAACAACTGTAATGATTAATTTTTTCATTTTTGCTCCTTGGGTGTTTTCGTTCCGTTGGCAAAAAAAAGCCCTCGTTTTACGGAGGGCAAACCTAAGGAACCAATTTTATAGGTTGCATAAGTTTTAAGCCCTCATGCTCGGCCAAGACAGTAACCAAAAGTTCGGGTAGTCATCCCTAGCGAATAAGCTCATCTTGAGCAGTGTCCACCGTGACTAAATCGGTGCAACCAGCTTAATCATCCATAATTAAGCCCGTATAGTACCTTTCTTTATGCTTGTAAGGCTCAAGCCCTCTTGTATGCGACTACAGCGAGGAGTAAAATTCCCCTTGCGACTACATCTAAATAGGAGAAAATTATGAATAAGCCAAAAGCAGATACATTGGCATTGATGTTTGCCCGCGATATATTAACGACTGCAACACAAACCCAAAGTGATCAAATGAATATCGTTACCACATATAACGCAAAAGAACTTGGTGAGTTTATTAGAGCACTTTCAACTGAACTTGAATCGCTTGATGAAAACACTGATATTATTCGGATTTTGAATATGTATAAGCCTGAATTGAAGTAAATGCCTCACATAACTGAGTAGCTACTTCATTTGGCTTAAGATTCGTGTTCTTTGCCGCACTTTCTAATACAGCCTGTTTGATTCGTTCTTTATCTCTTTCAGATAGGCTGTTTTCTTGTTTTTCTTCCATTTTTAACCTCGTTTGTTTTATGTTTGCCATTTCAAAGCGCACTCAAGAACATTCCCTTCACCGTGCGCACTCATTAGATCGGTCTGTGTAGAATGCGCTTTGAAATTTACCGTCTCTCCGATATGTCAAGTTCTGCCACTTTGTCACCCGCCCTTACATTTGCCCTTTCAGTCGGGAGCTGCTTGTATCATTTTTCAGATTGCTTAGAACATTGAATGCCAGTGTTGCCTTTTCAGCTCTCACGACCTTGCGGGCCGTGTGCCTAAGCTCCTAATCCCTCTATGATTAGTTCGCACAAGTTTACTTGTCAGGGTCTAACCAACCTTTCCCGTTTCCTCGAGGTTGTTAACATTCGTTCGCACAAGCACCAAATTTTTAAAGAGCGTCGAGGTTATCTCGTTTTGTTGCGGACATTTACTTAAAGTAGAATTAAATGCAACTTAAAATTGTATTAAAAGTAGCAGAATAATCTACTTTAAGTGGTATTTAATTGATTTCTAAAGAAAAGAATTTTGTTTGCTTGTTTTTTGAGCAACAAGAGGGCGAAAGAGGGCTGCACTTTGAAAAAGTGCGGTAGAAAAGTGCGGTGTTTTAGGTCTATTTAGAGCTAAATCAGATCTATATAGATTTACAGGAGGGGAGTTTGGTGGTAGATGGGCAAAAGAAAACCGCCTTGAGGGCGGTCATGGAGGTTAAATAAACATTATAATTTCTTTAACCACTCTTCATAATTTTGATCTATTTCTTCAAGAACATCAGTTCTAAATTTTTGCAATTTAGATTTTTTCTCACGGAACATATTATTATTCTCAAATAAATCTAACGGGTAGCTTTTCATCTTTGTTAGAGTGTCTGTGGTAAGGAAAATAATTTCAGATTTAAATACTCTAGACAGTTGGGATGCTTTATTTTCTATTTCAGTTGTCTTTTCTGTTATAAAAATCTCTATGTCTTCCGGTGTAGTTTCTCTTTTAGAGAATAATTCATCAAGTTTGTCAAAACAAGAATCGACAAGATTAGTTAATTTATCCTTGTTTTTTATAAATTCACTTCTCTCAAATGTTCTATGATTTAAATGTGCTGCCCAATACCAACCGGCGGCAGTAACAATAGATGATGTGAATACAGTAATGCTATCTTTTAAATCTAGCAATTTACCAAAATATATTGTCAATTGAACAATAACTGCCATTATAAGCACTATTGATATGATATGCTTAGCCTTAAATATCTTCATCTGGAAGCTGTCCCAAATCTTTGGCCGCTTTAACAAGGCGTTCACTAATCAAGTTGACTATACTTTTTACAGTATCATGTTTGTATTCCAAGCGTTCTAGAAGTTCTTGATAGGTAAATCCATCTTTTCTAATTAATCCTCCGAATGCTTCATCTAAAAATGAACGACCATATCGGTTATATCCAGTAAGGACGACGATTACTTTATCATTGCTTTTATCTCTTAAAGAGGGAGCTAACAGCGTTTCTCTAAATGCTTTCCCTGTATTTTTGTATTCTTCAGGAGTTACATCGTCTTCGTTACGCCCATAAGGACTTTGGGAAAAATCATTGACTATGGTAATGGTTTTAATCATTTTTTATCCTTATGTTCCATTGCACTAAAGTGCCTTCAATTGAATTTCTCATATTGTACAGTTCAGGCAATGTTCTATCATCTTGATAGAAAAGTAATCCTCTATTACTGTACACCCATAACTTACCATTTTTATTGTCAGAAACAAGTTTTTTTATGCTTTTGCTACCTTGACCGTGTTTATCTTCGTCATTTCCAGTCATTCTTGTTATGTCATCAGACATTGCTAGACTTATCATAATAGAGTCTGAGACTGTAGTATTTTTGATTAGTTCTGCTACATTGGTAGATTCTGGTAATCCATATTGCTTTAGTGTCGGCGTTATTGCAGATTTTACGTCGCTACTATCCCAATCAATTTTGTCAAATAACGTATTGCCTTTGGCAAAAGTAGAGGGAATTCCTTGCCCCTTATCGTACAATAGAAGAAATAATTGTTCATCTACAACTGTACACATCCACCACCAAGGTCTTTGATTGCTGGGGGTATGTTTGGGGTAGGCATGACGATAAACATTGCTCATCGCTTCTTGTATTGCGTCACTAAGAGTGTATTCTTCTTCGTCAGTTAGCACTCCTTGATATATTTCATTTTTTATAAAATCAATAATATCATCTCTGAACTCACCCTCATTTCCATTAATAATTGGATAGCCATCTTTTGTTTTTCTAATATCATTTTCTGAGCATCTATTGGCACATAAAAAAACTAAACCTACTTGTTTTATAAACTTATTAATTTCATTGTTTAGGCTCGTTTTTATAGATATATTTACATCGGATTTTTTTAGGATAGTTTCTATTTTTGCATAAAGAATCATCATTGCTGCTGCTTTAATGTATTCACAATCAACAAAGCTAATGATTACATTTTTATACTTATTCTTTATTATACTGTCTAGTGAGTTAATGTATCTTACTGTGCTTTCATAGGATTCTTCATTATATATATTAAGTATGTTTGGTGTTGGGAATATATGATATTTTCCTGATTTGTAGGGTGCCCTAAACTTTATTGGGGAATTATTATTCTTTTTTTTGTTCATTTTTATTAGGCTTTATTGAGTATTTACAAATAACTTCTATGCTCACTACAACAACACCGAGTACCAAAACACCTTGCCAATCACGGAAACATCATCAAGACTGGCTATTTCGTCGTCGTACTCGTCAGTGTTATAGCTACGGATTTTTATTTGATTGTTTGGCATATTGTAGAGCAGTTTGATCCGCAATAGCCCGCCGTGATTAATGGCGTAAATGCTGCCGTCGCGAATAGTTTTATTGCCGGTATCAATGCCAACGGTCGCGCCGTTTGGAATCACCGGTTCCATTGAATTACCGTCTGCTACCACGCATACCGCATTTTCATACTGCACGCCTTGCCGTCTTAATGTGGCGCGAGAAAAGCGCAGTTTGAAGTTGTTGTAATCCATAATGTCATCAGCAAAACCATTTCCGGCGGCTAAGCGTACTTCTTGGAAAAGCGGAACTTCTACTTCGTCATCGTTTAATGGCGCATTGCGATCCCACAGATCAAATGAGCCTGTTTCGGCTACGTTTGATTCAATCTGTTTAGTTTCTTCCTGCTGACCCTCGCCAAATTGTAGCCAGCTAGGCTTGACATTAAAGTATTCGGCTATTTTTTCTAACTTTTCTTTTCTTGGTTCGGCAGTTCCGAGTATATATCTGCGAGCCATTTCATAGCTAACCCCTGCAACTCTACTTAATTCTGCTATTGTCGCTTTTGGATTTTCGCTCATCAATTTACTTAGTCGATCAGACAAGTTCATAAGCAGCCCTCCACTATTATTCCTACTAACGGTAGATCATACCTAATAAAAAATAGTTGCTTCAATTCTATTTTGAGTAGTGATATGTCTACTTAAAGTAGTTTTTAAATAGAATGATCAGCTATGACCCCACTACAAAAAGTATTTTCTATTGTTGGCGGAAAGTCAGCATTAGCTAAACATTTCGGGATATTACCTTGGGCGGTTGCTAAATGGGAGAAAACACAAGTCCCTGCGGAGCGTTGCCCTGACATTGAAAATTTAACTAATAAACAGGTTACTTGCGAGGAATTAAGACCTGATGTGAATTGGTCAGTCCTACGCAACCAGCAAGATTAATTTACTCATATTGGCGCAAAAGAAAACCATAAAAAAGGACGGGAAATTATGGCAATGAAGAAAGTCATTATCGAAATGATCGAGAACATACCTGGCGGCAAAAGTGCGGTTGCAGGGTTTCTTGGATTTTCGGAGGCGGAATTAAACAATCGTCTTTATCACACGAAAGGTCAACGTTTTAAAAACGAAGAATTGATTGCACTGCAACTTGAGTATGGATGCACTGATTTTATCGAGGAGCTTTGCCGAAGTGCTGGTGGGTGTTTTGTACCGGCACCAGTCGCAAGCGAATTGGACTCGGCGGAAATCTCAACTTTACAACTGCGTGAGCTGTCCGCTCGTGGATTGTTATTTGAAGCATTGGAAAGTGCATTAGCCGATGGCGAAATCACAACCGATGAAGAAGACGTGATCCGCAAATTATTAAACAAGCATTTAGCAGCGACACAACACTCAATCGAGTGCGTGATCTCGCTAAATAAACGGCAATAAAAAACCACGGCTGCAACCGTGGTGATTTACTAAGAAAAACTTAGGAATGTGAAACATGGAAAATCTTAATCAAAACGAGACGACAAGTCAAACACAATCAGCACAGATTTTAAAAGCACTCAAAAACGTCGAGAGACTAACGCACTTAGACGCAGAAAAGCGCTTTAACTGCTTACGTCTTGGCGCTCGTATCTACGACCTTAAAAAACGTGGTCACAACATCATCAGCAAAATGATTACCGTACCAAGCGGAAAGCGTGTTGCCCAGTATTGGTTGGAGGCGTGATGAGATTTAGCACTTACATAAACAATCAAAAAGCCATTGAATGGGGCTTAAATGCTAATCAAGCAGCTTTGTTTGACTTGCTCAATCAAGCAACTTCGTGGGCCGAAGAAATTATCGTTGATGGAGTTGTTTATTACTGGGTATCCCGCAATAAAGTGCTTGAGGAATTGCCGTTATTTTATAAGACAAGCGACACAGTCTATCGTCACTTTGCTGAGCTTGATGAGAAAGGATTAATCATTTACCTAAAACAAGGCAAACACGGTGATAAAGACTTAATCAGGCTGACCGAAAAGGGGAAATCTTGGAATGAATTTAAGCCGGAACAGATCCGAGATAACTCGGAAATAAATCCGAGTTTAGGCGATGAACTCGGAAATAAATCCGACAAATAATAATACTAATTATAAAAATACTACTGATCATAATAATAAAAAAACTACGCAAAAAAATTCGCTTGCCTTGCTTGCTGAATTTGGAATCGTTGGTCAACTTGCTGATGACTTCATCACTCACCGCAAAGCCTGTAAAGCACCGATCACCAAAACAGCTCTGGAAGGGTTTCAACGTGAGGCGGATAAGCTCGGTATGCCAATTGCTGAATCTGTTGCATACGCAATCGAACGCGGTTGGCGAGGATTTAAAGCCGAATGGTACAGGCGTGATTTGAACAATCAGCCTGC